CAATCTCACTTTGTGCGCCAAAATATAAGTATTTATTTAAATATAAATGTCGACCAATATAATTATCAAAGCTTGTAATATTGTTACTGAATCCAACAACATTTCCGGTACTGACTACATCCTGTGCCACATAAATCGAACCAGGAATTTTAAATTTACCGGCGTAAGATTCACGAACGAGTACCTGATCCGCGATTAATGTTCCTACACTCAAATTATGAAGCGCGTTTTGTTTTCTTATACCACCATATTGTTTCCATGTATTAGACATAATAATTGTATTCTTATACAATTACTATGTATTTTATTTTTTGACAGCATTTTTTCGCTTGTTTCTGGTGATTCTTTTACCAAATTTATAGACATTCATATAATCGGGTAATCTACGAATCGTTTTATTTTTTAAATATCCTCTTCGTTTGTTAGTAAACAATAAATGATTCCTTCTAAATGGAGAACACCTCGGTTTCTTCAATTTGTTTATTTTTATTCGGAGTTCTCCATTTTTATATTGTTCCGTGATATCCACATCTTCTACTATTTTCCCGTTTATTTTTCTGAATCTTTTTAAATTATAAAGTGCTTGTTGATTCATTTTTATATTATACGTTTAGATATTTCAGGGGTTTATTGGCTAAATTTATCATTTTTTTCCGCGTTTTATAATCTAAAAATCGCCATATGTAAGGCATTTTTTGATGCATCGTTTTTGCCAAAACCTGGTATTTTGGAGGTCGTGCTCTTTTTAAAACACAGCCCTTTTCACTACGACAATACTGACGATTTATATTACATAACCCCCAGTTTTTAGAAGGTACGTTTGCGCAGTAGCTCGGCGGACACCGATTCATCATTTCCCCGCAAGGTACTTCTTTACAAGTTCGGTAAATTTTACACGTTTTATTACGTTTCATTTTATAATAACAAAATAAAATATTTTGCTACTATATAAAGATGGGATATATCGAATTTTCTACTCCTAATATGCCAAGACCATCTCCTTCATTACCAGGTTTAAATAAAGGAGCAGTTGTTCCTCAAATTAAATGGTTCACTATGAAATCCCTTTTTTCTGATAATTCCCGCGTTTTTCAAAAACCCCATACAAATTATGGTGGGGCTGTAGGAACGGTTTCTAATTCCCGCAGAAAATCAAAATATACTTAAACGTCACGATTTTTTCGCGTTTTTCGAGAACCACGTTTATGAATGAACGAACGAATGTTCTCTATTTTGTCAATAAAAATATCCACAATCTCGCGATAAAACTCCCGAAACTCATTGCGCCGCGTCTTCAATTCCTTTTCGGAAAACCAATCGATTTGTATTTTTTCAAATAATTTCGATTCACCTAGTATCTTGTGGTCCATACGTTTCCATAAAAATTCGTGGTTGTGGTTATAATATTTAGGTAAGTTCTCATCATATTGTAAAAAAAAAAAGTGTACATGGTAACCATTGTGCTCTACCAAATAGGTTCCCCGATTCTGTTTAATTAATTTACGAATTTTTGCGCCATCCCCTAAAAATCCTGTAAGCTCTTCACCACCTTCACGCATCGCGGTTTCAAATGGCGATTCTCCATTTTCACAACCACCACCGAAATCAGACCATCCTTTTGCACTATCTTCAAGTGGGTTCTCTTTTCCAAATAAAAAATATAATTTTCCCTTGTGTATTGTCACGGGTAAAATACTTCCGGCAACCATTTCTATATAAAGAGAAGATTATATTCTCACAACTTTGATGTTTGGATCTACTGCCTTTTCCTCATAAATATATTGTTCAAAATTTACCTCGGATTTAGGTGGAATCAGCGTCGACAAATCCACCGTTTTAATAGATTGATAAAATTGGACAACTTTTGGATTGGCCTGAATACGTTCTGGTCGAAATGCGGACAAATAAAGCCCGTCTAGTGTTTGTACACGCGAAAGTGCTACATATGTTTGTCCATATTCGAAAATAGAATCACCAATATCTACTTCGGCCAAAGCTAGGGTTGCGCCCTGGATTTTGTGAATGGTTAGCGCCCATGCTAAACATAACGGATATTGTTTTATCGCAATAGTGGGATATTCTTCCGATTGCCAAGCATAAGGAGAAATATGTTTCATCATTCCGTTGGAAAATTTCACAATTATTATAGATACACCATCCTTTTCATAAATATCCGTAATAATACCTTGTGACCCATTACAAATTTCATTATCCATATCCAGATTCACAGTACATAGTACCGACGCGCCCTTTTTTAAACGCAAAATCCGAGAACATGGCGTGTTGTTTAACAAATACTCAATTTCGTATTCTTTTTCTTGCGTGGTCATTCGTTCACCTTTCAATAAGAGTTCTACTGGAATGGGTTTTCCGGATTCGGAAAATGTTTTACAAGTTGTCAAAACTCCGTGTTCAAATTCATATTCGTCTTCGTTAATTTTTGAGAACATTACTGAATTGATATTGTCTACTTTTGCGCGAATCGGAAAGAGTTTGGTCGGTACGAATCCTCCATATTTTTCTTGATCATAAGGGCGATTCAAATGCTGTTTTAATATTTCAATACTTTCTTTTTCAACCTTTCCTATCCGGATTTGTGCAAGAATATCAATGAAAGCTGGATCCTTTTGTCTAAAAATTGTGGTCAGTGGTACGTGATTTTCCGATTTAAAAAGCTGGTTCCAAACCAGGGATTCAAAACAAAACTTATCAGAGTCCTTGTCTTCTTCATTTCCTACCGGGGGAAGCTGAAAGAAGTCTCCCGTAAAAATAACCTGAATTCCACCCATCGGTTGTTGGGAATTGCGAACCTTTTGGGCAATTTTGTTGAGAATTTCGACGATTTTTTTAGACATCATACTAATTTCGTCAATAATCAAAACATTTACTGATTTCCATGATTTTACTGAGCGCTTGTTTTTTATGACCGAATCCACGATTTTGTCTGCGTCTCCTTTTGCTAGTCTAATTCCACTCCATGAATGAATAGTTCTAGCATTACAGTTTAGTAAAACTGCTGCACATCCAGTCAAAGCACATACTTGTATTTTCCGTTTTGTGTCGTTCGCATATTGGACAAGGTGTTTTATTAACTTGGTTTTTCCCGTACCACCTGGACCCGTAATAAATAAATTTTCATTACGTTTAAATTTGTTGAAAGCATATTCCTGTTCTGGTGATAATGTATCGTTCATTTTTTTATTAAAGTGGGTAAAATGAAGACGGGAATCAATTTTTAAGTTGTTGTGTATATTTGTAACTGCATTTGTGATTTGGCGTAAAATATATTTAGCCGTATTTTGTTTGCATAAGAAATTATACTTTTCAATATATATAATGTCTTATTATCCTTATTACGGATATCCTTATAGGTATGGTTATGGTTATGGTTGTGGTTATAATAGTCCCTATACTATTCCCTTATTAAATAATGAATATAAATTAAATGGTCTTTATAATGAAATTGATGAACTCAATGATATGCAAATTCAGAATGCTATTTTATCTAATCGTGAAATTAAAGTACCCACCGAACATGGTCTTCATAAACAATTAAAAAATAAAAATGCCGAACTTGTACAGCATATTGTAAAAAAAGACGCCGAAATTTATGAACTATCTTTACTTCTCAAAAAGCATAATACCCCCCATTCTATGGACGCCTCGATGAATCATTCGTTACCGCACCATGAGTCTAAAAACCGATTTTACCCGGGACTTTATCACCACTATCCTCATCCTCATTATCCTTACCCTCACTATCCCTATCCATATCCAGACTATCCTCCTTATTTATATAGAGACGGTAAAGATGCTATGACAGAAACACATACTGTACATAGACCATCAGCGACCCACGTAATCATACCAAGGGCAATTCAACCTAATTATTCTATACCCTCTCAAGCACATATTCCTATTTTGCCTTGTGTTTTACCTCCTCATCAACCACAACCACAATAATTTATTCGTGCTCCACTTCAACGCAAAATGAAAAATCTAGTCCATTTAGGCTTACCGGATTTCCGTATTCATCTAATATTTGCACATGTAATTTTTGTAAATCTATTTTTCCTGAATATACTCTTTTATCACTTACCATAGATCCATCCGCACGATTTGCACTAATCAAATTATTAAATCCGAAAAGAAGTGTAGAAACAGAAATACGTGCTATAATGTTTTTATTGATTAATGATCTTGGTAAAGAAGAAACAAAAGAACGTTGGTTTCCGTTACTGAACTCATCGATTGCCAAATATAAATATTTTGGTCCAAATATATCGGGTAACGCAGGAGCAAAAATATTACTATCTGGAGAAATATTTAAAGATATATCTCGAAATCCTAGAATCCATCCCATTTTTGAATTTAACAATGATCTATCAAAATTTCCACTTGCGTCTACCGCAAAATTCAAATTATATTTATTTGACGACCGTAATGTTCCCAATTTTGTTTTATTAATTGAGACATCATAAGAAAAACTTATATCAGTTATAGGTGGGGTCAATTGTGTAAATTGATAATTTAATTGATTATGTAAGTCGGTTATTTTTGCGTATTTATTACTAGGAACAGTGATTATTTTTTTTGTGATTACAGGTGGAGTTGCGTTAGTTGTTTGGGTTAATACAAAACTATTATTATTCTGCGTGGATGATAAATTATAAAGTACATCCGGAATTTCAATGTTCGTTATATACATACTCTTGACTTCCGTAATTTTTTCGGGTAAATTTATCACATAGTTCGCGGTTTGACTATAAGAATAATCTTCTCTAAATCTCGTATCAATATTCAGGTATTTTTTTTTGGTTTCTTTGTGTACATTTGTCATAACCATATGACTTCCATATTGTTTTGTTTTGGCGGCCATAAACAAATCTTTATTGTCAAAATATTCACTCATATATAAAAGACATAAGATTATTTTGCTCCGCCACAAGACGAACAGTTTTTGGCGGCACCATTTACATTTTCAATCATATTACCAAAAAAGTTCATTGATCTGGATGACGAGACTTCAGACGGAGGAATGGGTTTGGCAAACGCCGTAAAACTTTTTCTAGATTTTATTGTGTTTTTCCGTAAACTATCTCTTGGGTCATTCACTGAGTTGGGTATCATGTTTAAGGTATTTGTTATATCTAAAGCTATTTCGTCTCTAGCGCCAGAGTATTGGAAGACCAATTTCATGATAAAAATTGAATTTTTATCTATACTTAAATAATAGATATAAAAAATGTATTGTGCCACATCAAAGTATAATTGTAAGTACTGCGGAAACGGTTACAAGGAAAAATTTAATTATGACAGACACGTTGGGTTTTGTGAATTCTCTTTCAAATCACTACGCGAAATTGAAAGTGACATTGAATCCTACGATAAAACACCCACTTTTGGAGAACTCTTTCAGTATGTTAAAGAGTTATCTGTTCGCGTGATTAAATTAGAAAAAGAAAATCAACAGCTGAAACAATATGTTTGTAAACAGAAGAAACAAATCGATGTTTTAGATTGGTTAAACACACGTTATGATTGTGTTCCCGGGATGGATTTTACAAATTGGATGACAAATTTACCAATCGATGATTATTTGGAACAGGTCTTCGAGTACGATTTATTGACAGCAATGATGAAATGTTTTGACGATCATTTCAAAAATCTGGAAGAAATCCCGATTCGCGCATTTACAAAGAAAAACGCCGAATTTTATATTTATGACACGTCAGCCGATTGCTCAGAAAAAACGAAAAAATGGCTGAAAATATTAAACAAACAATTGGATAAATGGTTCTCGTATTTATCACAAAAATTGGTCGCGGCATTTAAAAATTGGTACGAGTCTAATAAAGAGTTGATTGATACAAATGAACAAACGAAAGAAAAATATTTCGATTATTTTCAAAAAGTGTTGGGTGGTAAAATGACCGACACTACGCGAAATCATAGACTACGCCAATATCTATTCACCAAGTTGAAGCAGAATCTAAATAATATAGTTGAATTAGAGATAATTTGAAAGACTAGTTTCGTCATTGGTTAACGGTTTTTTTATGCTTGACGAATTGCTTTGTTGCAAAAATTGATCTGTTTTTATTTATCTTAGTAATAAATAAAAAATGCCGACTCCACCCGACTACTTAGCCAAACTCAATGCTCATGATCGTGATCAATATATAGAATTCGACGAAGGGCCTCATATTTATACTGTTCATGGGCAACAGGGATATACTTCAGTTACTACATTTAATCATAGCCATTTTTCCCATTTTGACCCTGAAGAGGTTGTCGCAAATATTATGCGTGGTAAAAAAATTCATGATCCTAGCTACAAATATTATGGTATGAGTGCCCAAGAAATAAAGGACCTATGGGCAAAAAAGGGCGGTGACGCATCATTTCGGGGTACAAAATTACATTATGATATTGAATGTTATTACAACTATATGGAAGTAGAAAATGACTCTATCGAGTTTGGTTGGTTTCTAAAATTTGATGCCGATTTTCCTGACCTTAAACCATATCGTACAGAATGGATGATTTATTATGAGGAGCTTAAGCTTTCTGGCTCGATTGATATGGTCTTTGAACTACCCGATGGCACTCTACAAATTTATGATTGGAAACGATGCCAAGAAATCGTCTACGAAAATTTATATGGGGAAACATCGAGCACTGAGTGTATCAAACACATACCCCATTCTAATTTCTGGCACTATTCTCTTCAGCTTAATACTTATCGCGCGATTCTTCAGAAAAAATATGGTAAAATAATATCTGGTTTATATTTGGTTTGTATTCACCCTGATAATCCTTATAAACGTTATGAAAGAATTGAGGTACCTTTTTTGGATAAAGAAATAGAAGCGCTCTTTGAATATCGACGCTTACAAGTGGAAAGCGGAACTCACGATATAAAAAAACATTGATATATCAAAAATATATAAAAACGAGGGGGCGTAATTTAGTATATGTATAACACAAAGCAAATCTTTTTTTTACTATATGCCAACGTTTTGAGAACATTTTATTTTTTATACATCTTTCTCACTAAATTTAATTTCCCCGAGTTGGAATCCGAAACAAAAGAATCAGTAACTATTCCCGAAATTGTAAATTATAATATTATTTATAAGTCTAGATTTATGGATAGTTTTTCCGATTTGACTTCTATGAATACAAATATAAACACTGACTTTTCTGATAAAAAACAATTACAGACCACATTGACTGATGGCGAGAACGACCTGGAAAAACAGTGGAAACGTCGAATTCTTTTTGAATATACACCTAGAGGAAACGTCGTTATGTATTATGATGCGTATAAATTAGGATTTGCCTATTTTTGCGACCAGCATGTTCCATATGATGTTTTAAATGCAGTCGCGATGAAATATGTTCTTACCTATAAATGCGTCGATTTTTTTATGGACGAAATAGAAAGACCCGAAGAAAATCCGTCTTCTTTATTACATTTGTTAGTGGATGACAAACCCGCACCTAAAAATAGTGAAAATAAAAAGAAACAAAAAAATACTTCAGGGCCGTTTGCCAAACTAAAAACTTATAATACTGTTTCATCAAAACTTATCAAAAACGAAGAAAAAACCGAACCCGAAAAGGAAAAACAGCGGAATTGTTTTATCAATCGGGGAAAAATAATGAATTTCCAATTTTTACAAAAATCTGTTTTATCTGGTTTTTCGTCTTTTAATAGTGATTTATTGGATGGATTAGAAAAAAATACAAATGTACAAAAAGAAGTATTTAGTTATCGAGATTACAAGACGTTTTTAGAGAATAAATCTACCTAGTTCTTTCTGATAGCCATTTCAGAAAGCCAACAGACTTTTCTAGTTCAAATGATGAGCCCAAATGGTCTTTGGCAATCTCGTATGCCAATCGTTCCTTTTCAGACAATGAATTTATGTATAGATTCGCCAAAGTATCTTCTTGTTCCATTCTATTTATGATGTCATTGATTTGTATTAGACAAATAAAAATCAATTTTTAATGATTGTTTTATTAATATAATTAATAAGATCTAGGTGGACCCGGTAACACTCCCTCATTAGTATCTTTTTGGACATATGTCGGTTGATTAATAAAATATGTATTTTCACAATTAAAGGTGTTTCCTTTTTTTGACTGAATATAATCACTTGGTGTTTTATTGTAGATAACATAAACGTGTTTGTTATTTAATTTTGATCTAAAGTAAGGATCATATATTTTACAGCATGATGGTTCTGATATATTATTTCTACAATCCTGATTATCAGTTATTACAATATTTTTACTAGAACGATTTTCTATATACTCGCCCATGTTATTAGAATTAAGATTAGAATCCGGTTTTACTCTAATATAATTATGATAAGGCGTAAGTTTTTCTTCTAACATACCCTTATTGTCAATGACGGATGGCTTTACTACATTTATATTATTTAAAGAGACGACGCCACTCTGAATTATCCCATGGCTTTTATTATAAGACCCACAACATCCACCGTGTCCTCTGGGAGTGTCACATTTCATCGGCGTTCTTGGTAAAGATCTTGATAACATAGTTTGTCCTACCCAACCTTGACTTCTGTGTGTTCCGTTTAAAGAAAATGCGGCTACCCCAGTACTAACATTATTATATTTGGCCTGGGTTTTTCGTTTTAATGTAACAATCGACATACTTACATTACCTTTATATTTTATTTTACGTACTATAATCTTATGAAAAAACTAAACTAAATATATATGTCTGACCATTTAGATTTAGATTTAGATATTGGCAATTATACTATAAAAGATTTGGAAACCTTTTTTCAATTGAAACCCAGATTAAAATATACGTCGGCTGATATTGAAGAAAAAGAATATAAGATTCGAGAACAATTGCTATCTAGTGGTCATATAAACAAACGGTTTAAACGTGATTTGATCGAATTTCTTACGTTAGCAAAAGACTGGTTAATTCACGTAAAATGTAAACCATTTGAGCGCCAACCTAGTGTCATTCCAAAAAATTATAAATTAGATACTATGAACACACCTAAATCTGCCGAAATACCGAATCGAACCGAAGAATTAATACATCATCCTGCTACCCCCTATATAAATACGATGCAAAGCGATTTTTACCCAAGTAATATGAATCCTTTAAACACCCGGGTTCTTACAAAATGCTTAAATATTGATACTCGGTTTCGTGATAATATTCATTCTACTTCAAGTTCTGACTTTATTGTGCAACTCCCGGATAAATTTAATAAAGTAGTCTCTATGCAATTGGCATCATTAGAATTACCCGTATCATTTTATGGAATTTCGTCTGGTTATGGTAATAATTTTTTACGTATAAAAGTAGTATATGACGTTAACAAATTCTCTTCAGACAATACGCAGAACGAATACATTAATAAAAAAAATACGATTTATTATATAAATTTTTCTCAAGATCCAGATATTGTAAACCCCGCCTCTTTTTCTTCACCAAGCTCAACTTATAGAACTATTTATGCCACATTTGTTGTTCCCGATGGTAATTATAGTGCCGCCGATTTAATCTTGAAATTAAATTTGTTACTTTGTCCATTAGATCAAAAAAATGAAATGCAAAATATTAATAATATTTTTTCATACATCCAATTTGTATTGGATATTAATCAAAATGGATCAGGATCAGGTAAAGTTACGATTGCTCCTATAAGCGATTTTTTAATAAATAAATATAAAGGTAGTTCTAATATTAACCGAAGTATTGTTTCATTAAATTTAGATTTTACACAAGACAAAACGGGTTTGGTTGATAATATAGATATTTCATTCAAATTGGGGTGGAATTTGGGGTTTCAGCAAAGGCAATACTTGGAGTTGACTACATATACCGGTGAAACTATTATTGAGCCATCTAATATTCGTTATATCTATTTAGTTGTCGATGACTATAACAATAACGTGAACAATCATTTTGTTAGTGCCTTTAATAAGTCAATTTTAGGACCCAATATATTAGCGCGTATTTCGATGAAAGGGGCCTCCTTTTCATTAATGATGGAAAATGATTTTAATATGATTACAGAACCAAGACGCTATTTTGGACCCGTCGATATACAAAAACTAAAAATACAATTAATAGATGAATATGGTAAACCTCTACAAATGAATAATTCAGATTATTCGTTTTGTATTAATTTAAAAATGCTCTATGATTTATAAGATATGAATTCTGGTGCTCGTTTGTTACATAGTATTTTAAATCCACCAGCTCCTATTGAAACTGGTGCCTATTCAGGTTATTATTATGCATTTTATGGGGATGGCGGATTTTCTACGGATCAATCGTTTAATCCGTTTTTAGTAACACCACAGCCATTTGGAAATTACGCGTTTTTAGGAGAAGGTGGTTATTCGGTGGATCAATCATTTAATCCTATTCTTCTCACTCCTAATTTGTCGGCTTTTCAATTATATGACGTAACTCTCGCACTTCAAGTAAAATATGATGTTCGCTTATTTAATAAAAAATTAGGATTATTGAAAGACGCATCGAATCTTCTCGTTTTGGAAAGTAGTTATAATGCAGTTAGTAAAAAATTTCCAAACGATTCCATCACAATTAATGCGGATGAATTTGTAGAAAATATGACTGCTCCACAAATAATATCAGTTGGTGCATATAAAACTTTTTATCGAGAGTACATGTATTCTGTTAATAATTATTTCTTTTCTCTTGGTTCCTTAAAAGATGATTTATTTTCAGGATTAAGCGCGATTGATATTAGCAGAGGGTTGTTTGACGCAACTACTTTTATTAATATAATTAATCAGACTCAATATAGTAATGAAAAATATATACAGTCATTAACTGGATTTATAACTTTAACAAATATTAATCAGTTATTGTTATACGCTGTAGATAGTGATGTATTTGGTAATAGAGTTCCGCTTTATCCTACTGATTCGTCTTCTAATGTTATCAATAAATTTATGAATCAACCAGTGATTTTCAAAAACAATAGTAAAGCCGACGCTCAAAATAATATAACAATGAACACTAGTGTGGATAAACAAAATAATACAGCGTACACAGTTATTACAGATAATTCGGTCCCTGGTTCTACAAGTGTTACAGATATAATTTATGATATATCTAATAATCTAGAAACTATTATTACTACTGATGCTTTTGGTAAAATATTTAAAACCGATGCTTCATTTACTAATACTATATCACCAACATATGCTGATGTGTCTTTTTCGCAAACCCCTGGTAATTATGATTTACAAGACGGATTTTTAGCTGGTGATTTGATTTTTATTCCATCAGGAATGTCCGTGTTACTACAAACGGTTGTGGATCCAGTTGTGGATATTGATATGTCTATAATAGATTTGATACGAAATAGTGGTTTGGAATATGAATATATTATAGACGTAAGTAATATAGCTATACAAAAGACCAATATTATTAATAAAATATTGACAACACCATTATTAATTGAATTGGCAAATTTATCTTGATCTTTTATATTATCGATATAATATAAAATGTCTATTTCTTTACCAATTGTTCCTTCGTTTACCGGCGGACCCTATACTGGTAGAAATTTCGCATTTAACGCAGAAGGAGGATTCAAAGTAAACCAGGGATTCTCACAACTAAATATGAATACACCAGACGCTTTAGCTGAATATGATATGCATAATTCTGTTCAGGTAAAATTTAGTGCTCGTACATTAAACACTAAATTAAGTATTATGAAAGATTCATCAAATATAAATGTGGTAGAGGCGCTTTATGACGCCCAAACCGATTGGCTCTCGACCGATAGTATAAAAATTGACACCCGTGAGTTTATTGACGGAATTAATACAAATAGCGTAATTAGTGTGGGTAGGTTACAATATTTATATTCAGATTTTAAATATACAGTAGGTGCATATTTTGGTGATCCAAACGGATTTGCGTCGTTATTTTCTCATGTAAACGAATTTGACATTAATAACGGCGGTGTCTTTGACGCAAGTGCGTTAATTCAAATCATCAATTCGGCCCAATTTAATATGACCGGTAGTTATATTTCTGATTTGTCAGGACAAGTCACCATTAGTGATATAAACAAAACCTTAGAATATGCGCTTGATGGAAATGTTTTTGGTAATCGTTTTCCTAACGCTAATAAATTGAATTATGGTGTAGTGGACGGGTTTATTGCGGGTGATCTAATATTTATCCCACAAGGATTAACCATTACATTAACTATCAATATTCAGGCGGAAAGTATTTTACCACTGAATAATATTGGCCCGGCAAATTTAGATGCTATAAAAAATACGCTGAATTGGACACGTAGTTACTCTAAACGAACCACTACTTATACTACAACTAACATAACACAGGTTACAACCCTTCCTGTTTTATTGGTTCTAACTGATGATTTTTTGCAGAATTATACTAATTTTGGTAGGACCTGGTCAGTTGCAACTAACGTAGTATATAATGGTATTTTGACAAATGCGAACAAAAACTGGGTTGCCATTTCTATTTCAACTAATGGAAAATACCAAACTGCCATCACTGATACGGGAGATATCTATATATCAGATAATTTTGGTTCAACTCGTACTGTTGCTTACAATATAGGTGTTTCATCGTCTAATACTATATATATTTCGTTTACAGGTCAATACCAAACCGCAAGTAATGGTTTGCAAATTTATGTTTCTAACGATTATGGTTCTACCTGGCAAACTACCTTTTCTAGTGGAAATTCCACTATTTTTGTTTCTATTTGTTTGACGGGAAAATACCAGACTATTGTTTCAAGTGGTGACACTGTTTATATATCGACGGATTATGGTATGAGTTGGAAGCCTATTGATTTTAATAGCGATTTATATAATACTGTCCCTGATAGCCAAAATAATTTATACCAATCCGTCGAAATGTTTCCCAGTGCAGGTGTGGCTTTGTCATATAATGGTTTATATCAAACTATTGTTGCGGAATTTATTTACCGTTCCGCAGACTTTGGGCAAACGTGGACGAACGTAAGTAATACTAATAATTTTACTCAAAATAATTGGATCGCCGTTTCTATGTCTTCGGATGGTAAGTATCAGACTGCATTAGAAACTGGCGGTAATGTTTTTACATCTATAGATTATGGAGTTACATGGACTCCTTCGGTTGATCCACAATTCACGAATCAAAATTGGATTTCGACTGATTCATCTGCTACTGGTCAATATCAAACTATTGTACAACAGACAGGTTTGGTTTACGTGACAAATGATTATGGCAAATCTTGGAATCAGGTTTCTGACGTAAATTTACAAAATAAAGATTTCCGGAGTGTCTCTATTTCATCTGACGGAAATTATCAATGTATCTGTGCGTATGCTGATCAAATATATATGTCTAATTTGCTTTTGTAGACTGAATCCTACCTACTTATTTATGCTTTGATCATTTGGTCCAATGGTATCAAAGCAGCATCCTGAATAATTGGATTTGCGGTTGTGATTTGGTTTGCGGAAATTTGGAATCGGGGTTTATCGGAATAAATGTCCAAAAGCGAGGAAACAATGGCACTACGTTGTATGTCTTCGCCTCTCATCAATACCATTTTAATATTTGGTATTGTTTTATTTACTTGCTCACAGTATTCGTTGTATTTTTTCAGCTTATTCATCAAATCGGCTAATCCGTTTTCTGTTCCTCGGTCAGTCTGTTTCAAATCACCGGTAATCACCATTTTCGACCCTTCGCCAATACGCGTCGTCAACATTAACATTTGGTTCGGAGAACTATTTTGCATTTCGTCGGCAATAATAAAGGCATCTTTGAATGTTCTTCCGCGCATATATCCTAAGGGAGCGATTTCCAATACACCAGAGTGCAACATTCCGTCAATGTCTTTCTGTGCATAAAATTCCAATAATATATCAAAAATGGGGCGCGTCCAGGGATCCATCTTATTGATCATAGATCCAGGTAAAAATCCAATATCTTCTTCGACTGAGACGACTGGGCGTGTCAAAATAATTTTGTCCACGGTTTTCTTTTTCAGTGCCATAACAGCTTGATTACATGCGAAAAGCGTTTTGCCGGTTCCTGCCGGGCCTATTCCGAGAACAATAGGTACGGAAAAATCAGATAAATATTTTACATATTCTTCTTGATTTGGACTTTTAGGTTTATAAAAATGGGACAGCGTTTTCAATTCACAAGACGAAGATTTTTTTGCCTTCAATGCCATCGACGTGGTATAATATTTATTCGGCGATGAATTAAAAAAACGACAAGTATTTGTTACTAAAGTAAACAGAATGTAATTAAAACACTTCATTTTTATATAACAATTATATTTTTTATATAATTATTATACTAGTATTCTGTCATTCGGTCTATCATAGATCCTTTCCTTTTTAGTTATTGTCTTGTATATGATTTGAAATTCTGTAAACTACTGCTTTAAGCTTGTTCAGAATTTAGCCACGGAGGAGGTTCCGTTGGCGACGATGGTCGGAATATTTTTCCCTGACTTTTTGTAGATTTATCGCTTTCGCTAGAGGCGCTTTTATATTCTTCGAGTATTAATTCATCTCGTTTACGTTTTGGACAAAACTTTTTCCAGTGGCCCTTTTCTTTACAATAACCACAAACCGATTTCAAAATGAATGGACAGGTGATTTCCGAATCAGGATCGACGGTTTTTCTTGTCCAATGGCTGGTGTATTCTTCTCTGGATAACCCTTCTTTATGACATGCCCTACAATAAGGTATTTTTTCGGGCGCAGTATAAAGTGTATTTCTCATTGCTCTTAAATATTTGTTTTCCATTTTATTATGTATGGCGATTTTCTTTAACTTTATAAATTATATTATTAACTTGTATATGGAAAGCCCTTTTGCAAAAACTAATACTATAATTATGTATTTAGAACCGTATTTAAATACTTATCACAAAACGTATCAAAATATTTTAACGTTTAATGATATGCCGCTCGGACCATTATCTGACATGGTTACCGCAATTAAAACAAATAGATTATCGGTTTTTCAAGAGCCGGGTCCGTTTCATTCAAATCCGTTTAACTGTACCTACGTATTGTTACGCTACCCAAAACGTGGATTTCCTTCGAACGGATGTGTCAAACAAACCGATTGTTATATGAGTGCGGATGATATACCTTCTGTGCTTTCCTATTTGGAAGAAAATCATTACAAAGTTGAAATGATTCATCATCAATTAGTACATTTACTAGGTGGTATTAGTGAGACCAAATTTTCTGGAAACCGCAAACCAATTTGTTCCTTTTCTAGGATTGAAACTGGCAGGTAACAGACATGCTTTGCCAAACCACTTTTATAAAAATTTTAATTGGACAAATCGCCTTGTATTTTTGTAGTAATAAAAATCCAGCAACCATCAATAAAACTAAAAAGGTGGTCTTGGTCCCTGCTAAATTTGTTCTTTATGTATATATGTCCCGCTCCATTTTTTTGAATCAAAGTACCGATGCGAAATCTGTTTTTAATCCAGTAATTGGCGCCGGAGACTTGTCGCTTCTAGATACAGTAAATTATAGGTATTTAGATACTTTAGATGATTTTTATGCCACTTACGTTTCGGAAAGAAAATATGAAAATATCACACAAAGTTTGACCGCATATAATATTTTATATAATCAGTTGAATAGTATAAAAGAATTAACCACTGATTTTCGCATGACCAAATTAATGAAATTGATTTTGGAATTGTTTACCGGAGCTTATAACTCAACTTTCCTATATGGTGATAAATTGTCTTTGACAATTGATAAGGCTAATTTGTTGATACAGATTCAGGATGTTTTGTCTAATAAAAATATTAAAAATATTGATACCGTTGGTGGTATAGGACAAATTAACGTAGTGAAAACTTTCAAATTAGCTCCAGTTTATAATTATTATATCACTGTTTATGGTATGCCTCAGGCAGGTGTCGGTTTTGATCCCGTAAAGATTGGTTATTTAACTAATATTTTGGCAAAAAATAATATTAATCCTTGGCGTTAGCGACGATTTTTGCGCGTTTTGTTACGTCCATATTTACAGTGTTGGCGCTGGGAAAATCCTTTCGGATTACGGCAATTGATGCTCTTCTTATATTTCATCGACCAGTGGCGCTTTTTCGACGGCGTTTTTGAGAACATTATAAAGTAGGTGGGGAAAAGTTTTTGAAAAATTGATTTTAATTTTTTGGTTTTGGTTAAGATTAAAAATCTAATTATGGCGAATAAGTCCGTTTTTCGTCATACTTTTTCGAAGCAATTCGTGGAGGTCCTAAATGAGTTCTCGAAAACTCATCAACAGGACGAACGCAAATGTTTCAAGGCGGAATGGGATATTTGGATCTCAAAATTGGAGATTCAGAGTTTGATCAACGAGGAGACTAAACAGCTCCGTAATGATGGGTTTCATGGTGATGTTATGGACAAAATGTTTAAAAGTTGTCGTTATTACTTCCGAAACAAAGAGGATAAGGACGATGATTCGGTTTTGAAGAAGGAGAGAAAGGCGTACGTAAGTTTGCCAAAAAGCGTTTTGGTTCATATGGATGATCATATCCAAACGCAGATTGGTGTTCGTCCTGAGAACGCGTATAACAATTATTGCAATGAATATACCGCGAAGATTAAATCGGAAATTGAGAGCTTTTCCGAAACGATAGGGGATTCGGTGGAGGCGATTTATTTGAAATATAAGAAAACGTATAAGAATCGGGTTTATGTTCTGTCGAAGAAGTAAATTGAACTTTAGAATAACATTTTGTTTTTTTTCTCATAAATATCTTTGGATATTATATAGAAATATGTATATTATTTTGAGAAAAGTTCCTGTTGCGGCTGCTGCTGCTGCTCCTCTTGAGGCTGCTGATATAGCTGTTATTAAATTTGAAGCGGGTACTGTTATTGCCGTTTATAAAGATAATGGAGAACCTGTTCCAATTGGTAATCTTCCGGTAGACCCGCCTTATAATTTGAATAAAAATGATGGTGTTTTAATTAACAAAATGGTGCATCTTGTAAAGGTTAATGATTTAGACCTAGCTGCTGCTTTTGCTTCTGCTGCTCCTCCTGCTGCTCCTGTAAATTTTGGAAAATTAAAGATAGAATCAGCCGGAAAATTAAAAGATGCGGCTGCCGTTGGAGCTGTTCCTGGATTTGGTGACGTTCCTGGTGATGCAGGTGAACCAGGTGTTTATGGCGGCGGTAAAAAGCGCCGTTCATACCGCACCAAAAACACCCGCAGACGTAAACACTAAATTATTTAATAAATAGTAATGATAAAATACTATTTATTTTTAAGCAACCGTACTAGGATAAAACTGCTTTTCCCGTTTGAGTTCTCGTAATTTCATTCTATTCAATCTCTTCTTCACTTCTACAATTTGTTGTTCATCCGCCGACGCCTTTGAAATAGTCATCGTCAAAAATTCAGCTTCTGTGCGATCTGTCTGACCAAAATCCGACATGAGTTCCTGAGATATATCCGTATATGATTTACGTTCGGTAGGTAACGCCATTACTTCACGCTTTAGTTTACCAATAAAATTCTGAATCGAAGGAAACGTCGCTGTATTGTATTCATAAATATGTACATGAAACATTAAGGATAAAAATATTACATGAGTTGCATAGATATCCCACGTTGATTTATGATGAATCAAATTTTCTATTAATGCCGACCAAGTAGTTCCTATGAAAGGAGTCAAAAAATCTTTTAGCTTTTTGTTATATGCGGCTACTTCATCTTCAGTATAAATATCACCATGATGATGATCATTTTCCGGCGTTACTCTAGCAAAAAGTGGGTTGCTTCCCGTAAAATTATTACATAACTTTTCTACTTGCTCTGCGGTGACTATTTCTTTTTCTAGATCAGCGCCCAATTCATTAACACCAAAACCAATCACACCAATTTCAAAACACCAGGGTGGATAATCATATCCATAAGTAAAAAAATAATCTGACCAAGCACTGCGATTTAATAAGCTTTCGTCAATTGATTGACCAAAATCAATTAAAATAGGTCTTTTATGATTTAGATCAAAAATAATATTGTTCTCTTTTAAATCAAAATGATTTATTCCGTTTTGTAATAGCAAATTTACATCATATAAGGTATCAAAATAAGCACCAATAAATGTTCTCAAAAATAGTTTAGGCCGGGTTTCAAAAACATGAATCACGTATTCTCCTAATGTGTATTTTCCTACGTATTTCATCGTATTCGTAATATATTTCCGATCATGACTTTGTTCGTTTGTAATAATTTCGCACTTTCGGATTTCTTCATCATCGACTTCGCCTATTGTGATCAAACTGGTTCGTAAAATAGGCGCAAAATAAAGTTGGTATTTCGGTATTTTACGAATTCGTTTCCCGATGTTTTCCTCTCTCATAGCCGAATCGTCGTATTTTTGAATCTTGATGATAGTTCTCGTTTTCTTGTTATTTTCCGTCCTCTTTTTAAATGTACATCCAAATGTTCCCGAACTATAATAGTCTAATTGTTCTTTCATTGTAAATTCAGATAAGGTTTTTACTTTTCCCTTTTCTAAATTCATCGTTATTATTATATTATTACCATAAAATATTTCATGGTGTTTTACGATCCGCTCATTCAAAAAATTGAAATTCTCGAAGTCTTGTGTATTACATAAAACAAAAACAAAGCTATGGATTCCTGTGATCGTTATGAAGATGAGATTAGACCTCTACCTGTCATTGAAACATCTCGGTCTCCAGAAATTCCCATAATTACTCTTGACGATATGATATCGGGTGATTGTTTTAAAAGTATTGTACAAAACCGGACACTCGACTATGATAAGCGTATCGAATTAAATAATTTGATGGTTCAATATATCAAACACCGTAAGGATTACATAAAGATGGAAAAGATGGCGCAGATAGCAAGTAGACGTAGTAATATGGTTTCCAAAAAAATAACCACGTTATTGAACGAAATACGTGAGTCGATCAAAAACAACAAGGTCATGCTATCCGAAGAAGAATGTCCGGTCTGTATGGAAAAGTATGATCTCCATAACGAATTTCGATCTCAATATTGTATTCATACAATCTGTAAAGATTGTAAGAGTCGGTGTGATCGATGTCCTATTTGTCGCGAAAATTATATCAAGGTTTCGTCTCCGCATTCAAATGATTCAGTGACGAATTTTATCAGCTTCCTCTATACTGATACGATAGCTATACGATTTCCTTTTCTTTCTCAAGAAAATGAACCAATTCAATCTACTACTTCTACTCGTATTGTTCATGATCGTATTACTGGTACTTGGACTTCATCTCGTCAACAGACATAGTAAGGATGGGAATATTCCTTTAAGATAGCGGATATGATTTCATAACTATCCGTATTTTTTATGTATAAATTTCTTATTAAGTTTGCTGAGTGTCCAGATAATAAAATACTATTTTTACTTTTTACTGAACACGGTAAGCTGCCTGATGTTTGCGACAAGTTCCAATAAATCATTTTGGGACAAGGAAAGGCCATGTTTCTTGTTCCCGTTAATCCTCCGTTATAAAATAACGCGATAACCTCCTGGTGAAAGTTCTCGTTTTTCGAATCCGTTAAAAAATAAACAAATCGGAGTTCTTTTATTTTTGTATTTGGTAATTTAGATTCGTCGATATATTCAACCAACGTCTTTATTACTTTATCAGTTTCAGCTACCGTATGTATCCTGGAAGTGGTATCCTCACGGATTTTTTTTACCGCATTTATAAAACTGGTTTCCTGTTCTATATTTACCCAAGTAAGTTGATTATCAATTACTAAAATGCGGTTTAGTCCACGTTCTGCGACCAAAATAGCTAGTCCAATTGCTGTATAATAACTATCACTTTGTTTACTCAAAAAGGACATATCTATTATTGGTATCATATTTGATAATTTTTGGTCACCGATTATTTCAGATAATTTTTTCCATTCCTTATTCAGAACATCAATATGTAAATCATTCGTTGTATCCATATATTGAAGTGCGTCTTTTACTAATTTAGCTAATGGTAATGAAAAAGGTACGTATTTTTTTGTCATTGACATTGATGAAATAAAGGGACCAGGTGAGAAATATTTCTTCTCAAAATATTGTTTGGTTTTTAGGGAGCATTCTAATCTTTTTATGTTAATTTCGTTGTAAAATCCCGGCGCAAATATTTTGTCCGGTGTTTCAAAAGCATACTTACCTAATGAGTTTTTGTATTTATTAAATGCTAATTGAGGAATCTTATCAATAGTTAATTTATTCCATTCGTTGGCGCAGAGTTTTACTTCAGTTGTGTCTAGTTTTATGTTGAACGCTGCAATTAGTTTTCGATATCGCATTTTGGCTTTTCTAATGGCAGCGTCTTGGTTCTTGTTTTTAGGATTTATTTCGTGTTTTACAAATCGTTTACTCCAATCGATTGCCAATTTTTCAAATAACCAGCCAAATCGCTTGTTTTCGCGGGGAATCCATTTTACTAATAATGATATATTTTCTGGTTCGAACGTGGTTTGCAAAGGATTAGAATTTAGTTGTTCGTGTATTTTTACTATTTCGTTGGTGAGCGCATCATTTGTAATAGATATGCATTCATTGACTAGTTTCTCATTTTTTGTGTATTCACATAAATATTTTATATCCCGCCAGGAGCCATAGGGTCGACACTCATACAAAGGGTAAACAAATTGGTATAGACACGCTAATGCCGTTTCGGGAAACCATGTATATAAAACATCTATGATCATATACGAAACATCATGTTCTCCTTTTCCGTGAAAAACGTCTCTCGTATGAAGAGTTAATTTATAGATCTCTAATAACACAGATTTATATCTCACTGGATCATTTCGGTAATCCGATTTGAGAACCTGGATAAAATCGTCGAACTCATCGTGAATTATCTTTATCTCATTAGTCCTAGTAAAAAAATAATAAAAATAGACAATCTTTTCTTTGTAAAATTCTTCTTTTATTATACTGTCTAAAAGAGGAAATTCCTTTTCCATTTCCTCGTGTTGTGATAAGTTATCAGTTCTCGTTTTTAATTCGTTTTTTGGTTGTGGATAGATTTTGTTTTCTCAGTATTAATTTTACTTTCTTAGTCGTTTTCTTATCTGTTGCGTCATCGGATTTTAAAATTGACTTGGTTTTCATGTTGGTAATATCCGTTCTGGGTTCTTCTTTAAATAGTAAATATAGACCATTTGTGTTATGGAATATAAAGATTGAAGGAGGTAGGACGATATCATCAATGATGGTGATTTTTTTAAGGAAAAGATCGGGGTTTTGTTCTGGTTCCTCGTTATTCGCGAATTGTTGGATGTTTTCTGGCTCTAAAGTCACGTTAAATAAAAGGGCATCCATGAATTTGTATTTGGAATGAGGCGTCGTTTTCTTTTTGTTTTGAATAATCTGAATAAATCTCTCTTTTTCGAGAACCGAACAATTTTGTTCTCCCTTTATTAAACTATGTTTTTCGCAAATAATATTCTCAATATATCCATTTGTATTTATATATATCACGGTTATTGAGAGAGCTTCCATTGGTTCCCGAAAATAATTTTTATCAACCGATTGTAATTTTTCCTGTTCTTCTACCCAAGAAATATCTAAATCTTCGTCCATGTTTATAAATCATTCTACTTTTTATTCAAAAAAGAAACGGGTTTTACGTTTTTGCACTAATAAAAATAGTTTAATTCATACTGTTTTCCCATTTTATTCTTCAAGGGCGTAAATGTTCGTCGGGTTAAATTGTTTATTTGTAATAAAAGTATTTAAAAGTAAACACTGAAATATATCGTTTCGAAACCGCATCACAACTCCCCAAGGTGTAATAGTCTTTAACTGCATAAAACCTTTGCAATATTGACACATCTGACATCTACTTTTAATTCAAAATTTTGTGCATATAAATTTACTCGAAACAGCACTTATATTACCAAAGTAGTATAGGTTGATGTTATTTTAAACCTTTACGGGTTTATATAACTTCAATATTTTATATATCTCTTATTATATATAAAATGCCTTATTTTATCCGAAAAGTTGCTGGGAAAAAATGTTATCGTGTTACGAATAAAAAGACGAAAAAAATATTCGCCAAATGCTCTACTATGAAAAAAGCCAATCGGCAATTACGTCTCTTACGCGCCATCGAGAATAATAAAAATTTTGTCCCTTATTCAAGTATCAGGCGAACGAGTCGAAAGGGAAGGAGGCTTCCGTCATTATAAATTAGCATATTTTAAATATTGGATACGTGGATTCAAATAATTACTATTTGAGTATTTTTTATTTACAATACATTGGCAAGTTGTCTTCTTACCTGCACCAAGACCCGAACTCGGCGTCTGTATACATCCACCCAACGGTTTTGTTTTTATATTTACTAATACACAGTTGCCACAAGCGGGTTTATTTAAATGGGATTTCTGATCAAATATTCGTTGATTATGAAATACTTGACCATTTGGTTGTACTTGTTTCAAATACTTAGGCGCTTCAATAGTTTGATTATAAAAATAAGGTTTTGTTGGATCAGAAAAGATTCCTGACGTAGGTGCACGATTTGTTCTTTTATCCGTATTCTTACAAAGCGGAAACGAAGGACAATTAGACACATTTTTTAACGTGTTAAAAATCAAATTTGAACCCGTCGGAATTAATGAATTTTGTATTAATTTTGTATCAGTAATCGTGTTTTCAATAGTATATTGTTTAAAATCGATATACATTTGATCTTCAAATACTGGGGGTGCTTGTTTTTTTGCGTTCGGCAAAACATCTCTTAGCTGAGTTCCGATACGTTTATATTTTATATAATCACTTACGGACATTATATAAAATGAATAGATTTTAAAATATTGAAGTTAAATAATGATTTGTTGAATACGTTGCAATAAATCCTACCGTGATTCCTATTAATGAACCAGCGATTAGTTGTCTTATATCATGGCGATCAAATTTCCATCGTTGATAAACTGTTAGCGCACAGATAAAAAGATTAAGTATTAATACATAGTTGTTGGATTGAACTAAATATAAATAAGTAGTTGAAAAAAACACGGATTGAGCATGATAGGATGGCATACCGAATTTGTCATCTTGCCATTCTTTTATTCGGCTTTCTAAATCCTCGTGACTTTCTATCTTTATTTTTGGTCGTGGTTCTCGAATTATTAATTTTAAAATGGGATTTAAAAAATGATTGATACATGAGAAAATCAAATACGAATATAGGTATTTTTTTTGTGAAACTAAATTTAAATTAGTAATAAAAAATGTTATTACTGGACCGAACGATCCTATTTTATCTCTTATTTCTTCCATTCTATAATAGTTATTTATTTTTTCTTTTTATCTATTGTCGGCTTTTGTTGATATAATTGTTCTACTAAAAACGAGAACGACCAATCTGAGCCATTTAAATCGATTACGTCACCGCGATTACTTATTAATTTTATTCCTAATTTATAAATATTGACTGGACCAAAATAACTTCGTTCCTGATTTTGTAAAGTACCGCCGTAATCTACGTATACAGCACCAGGAGCTAATCCTGCCGTTTTCATGGGTATAAATCCAAATACATCTTCTGCGTATGGACCAGAACCGTAACTTTTCCCATTCACATTTGGGGTTGAGGTAATAATAGAGCTAATTTTTTTACTATTTGATAGCTCAGTAAGAGTATATAATTGTTTCTGTGTTAATCTGTTAAAATCTACTGTATTTACTGCAGTTCCGTTATAGGTTAATAAACCGGTGGTAGGATCACATACATAATTTGCTTTATTTGCATAAGACGGAAGTGCGAAAGATCGTTGCGCACTTGCTACTGTAACCATTCCGTCGTTCAAATGATTCTGATTGAAATCGTCTACACAAAGAAGAAAGTAATCGAATAAATTTACGCTGACCGTGGTGTCGCCAACGATTTGTATTGTCTCACCTGGTTTTCCATAATCGGATAAATTAAATTGCGTATTCACGTGAAATCCAATCAACCAGCCAATTGTAGTGTCCCACGTTGTGTTTTGTATATATTGAGCCCCCGGAGTACATTTATTAAAACTTAATTGATCATAAAATACGATTTTGTAATCGGACGCAGAATATATCTTGTTAACGTTGAATCTTAATTTTGCGTATTGATTAATGGGCGAATTTGTATTTATTAACGAAATAGAAGAACCTGCTGTAATTTTTTGTGCGTTTAAAATTCGGTTCATAGTCTGTATTAAATTATCTCTTGTATATCCGATTTGATTATTATTTGCGTCTTTGGCTGGAATAGTAAATACAATATCGTTTGCGTAATTGTCGTTTGAGTAATAAGGAGGACCAGTTGCGACACCTTCTTGCCATGGCTTTACGTAAAAAAAATTATTTATACCTTCGCGAAAATAAATTTTGTTTACTAGTACTTCGGAATTGGCGCTCACATCTGTGTATGATAAATTATTTGTATTTATCGAACCTAGATTGAAACTATTATCTGCTATTCCTTGATCTGATACTGTTGTGGCAAAGTACTTAGAATCTAGATTTAGATTATAATCCCAAGAAGACGAGGCGTCAACAAAACTGATTGCGTAATCTTTTTGACTTATGGATTTACTCATAACAATAGTAAGTAAGCAATCGATATTTTTTGTTTCATCATTTGGTGTCATTACAATATTTGATCCTTGGAATATTTTTGCTCCATCTGGATCTGTAAACGTATTGAATTGATTATTGATAAAAAATTCTATTTCGGGAAAGGTGTTGAACGCGGTTCCTGTACCTGAAGATAAAATTACAAATGAAGGATCCAGTTGATTTCCGTAATTTAAACGACTTGGATATGCTTTTAATAAATAATCCGAAAAAATAGGATAATATATTGTGTCTGGAAAAGAAGAGCTGAATGTATAGGTACTTCCTGATAAATCTTTTATACCGTT